GCGTTACTTTTTGTCACGGGTTGCTGCTTCTTGTTTGCCATTTGCTCTGAGTTTTAGTTGCAGTTCACGCTCGTATTTACGCAAGCGTTCTGTGTAGTCTTGTTTCAATGTTTTTTTTTCACTCATGGTATGCGGTTGATGATATTACGCGAGTAGGTAGGACGAAATGAAGTGGCCGTATTACCCGAACTGAATTGATAGTTTAGCGTATTAGTCACATCTGTACGAGGCGAACGGTCAGGCCATGTAGCAGTTGAGTATTCCGGGAACAAACTTGAGTTAGCGCATAGGTAGTCAACAAGCAAAGTGGTGTAGTGTTCCGCGTTTTGCCTTGCACGGTCTATCATATCTTTCATGACTAAGTCCGATACAGGTACGGTGTCTTCAGATTGACGCTGCACCAGCGTGCCGTTGTCCATACGGTAGCACAGATTAGGTGTTACATCCACCATTACCCACCACAAGAGCATCTTTTGGATGTAATCTTCAAGTAGCGTTTGATAGTTACCTGCAATTGTGTTGTTAGCTACATCGGTCTTAATCTTGTTAAGCAAGTCAGTTCCCAAAAAGGGAAGTAGCCACTTATCCTGTGCAAGATATACCGATGGGTATAAAATATTCGGGTCAACACTACCATTGACCGTTGTATATTTCTTGATGTAGTTTTCTGATATTAAAAGTACTTCTGCCATAGTTGTAATTATTGATTGCCGTAAATAGGATTAGTTGGTAAGAAGCCGTTATAGGGCATGTCTTCAGGAAGCTTTGCTACAAGTGCGTTGTTACGCACCTTATAGCCCATACGTTCGGCAAGTGAAACAGCGATACGCTGCGCATCAGGATCACTAGGATTAATCTTCGCACCACTTGCATCTACATATACACGCTTCTCCCAAAAGTGGCGGCAATTACCACCGCCTTTGTAAAACCAAATGTCATAAGTGTCTGCGCCTTCAGGCCCCCATCCGGGATTGACTGCGACATTCTCCATTGAAACTATATCTTCTTTGCGGTATAGCTTACCCGCTTCAACCATCTTCTTGCAGAATGGGCGCATATTATCGTGAGTAAAGCTACCTGCGTAAACGTAACGAGTAATAAAGTATTTACCATCGATAATGGCATCCTGTTCACTCTTTGCCGCTGGTCTTGCCGCACCTGTGCGCACCGCAAACTCATGCTCAATTTCTTCATCTGCGTTATACGCATCAATCAAAATCCATTCTTCTTTCCAGTCTTCACCTAATGCTATTAACGCATCACCTACTGTGCTATCATCTACTTTTTTTTTTAACTCAACACTCGATTGAATCACTTCAGTTGGTTGCAGCGTACCGGGTAAAACATCGGCAAAGATTGCATCGACCGTTGCAGGTGCTAATGTTGGGAATGCAGCTTGAACAATTGCCTTAGCACTTGTAACAGGAACCGCACCCGCAGCACTTTGCATAACAATATCCACAAGTGAACTAATCTGCGCACCATTTAAAGCAGTAGCAGCAACATCTGCCGTAGTACCTGTTGCATTCGCATCGGTTACAACAGATGTTTGTTCTGCTACAAGTGGTGTGTTTGGTACAATCTCAAATGATACACCCGGCAATTGATTGCTCAACAGTTCTTCGATACTGCTATTGATCATTGCCTGATATGGCTCAATGACTTGCTTGTTGAATATCTCAAGACCTGTAGCCATCTCATCCTTGTTGCTACCAAATCCTGATGTTTCGCGAATTCCAAATAGAAGTGGCGTAGTAACACGATGCGCTGTGATAATCTTTTGCTGTGCCGTATCATTCATTAACTGATACTGCTTATCTGCATCATTTACAGGGAATGGTGTAATCTCGGTTTTAGGTTGGTCACGCTCGTTAAAGAACATGACCACCTTACCTGCATTACGTGCGCCACTCATTTTGTTTTCCCAGTCCAACATCATTTGTTGCTTCTGTTCAGGCGTTGCTTGCCCATTGTAGAAGTTGATGATTGTAGAAGGGAAAAGACCGTTTGAAATTTGGTTGATATGGAATATAGATATCTGCTTATCTAACTCAATGTAGTTAATCGCACTCCAGTAATCGGGACGTGGGTAAGAATCACTACCCGTGTACGTAAAGCACCAATAGATTTGACGTGGTTCTTCATTACGTGTGAGGTAATTATACTTCGGAATGAATTCGGGCGTGTTCTTCTTCTTACGGATATTGCTCCAATCATAACTGTGGAAAATACCTATCTCGCTTTCGTCTTCTTGATTGACTGCAATGCGGCATTCTTCAAATGGTATTGCGTTTAGCTTGCTAATCACCGTGCGGTCATTGCTCCAAATCACTTCGATAAAGAAACCGCCAAACAACTTCAAGTCCTTTGCACAGGCATAGGTTAAAGTGTCTACGTTTAGTGCGTCTAGTTCAGCTTGGTATTGCTCAGACTGAATACCCTTACCCGCTATCATATCACCAATAGCCACAACGAGCGAACCGTGTACAGGTGATTCATGTGACAGGTCACGTAGGTACTGCGGGAAATCATTTTGGTCACCGTAGTTTACCCACCCTTTACGGTCTACTTTTTCCGCATCACTCTTAGCTACGTATTCACTAAGCTTCAGCGATACTATGTTTGATTCGTTATGGTTCATATATTATATCATTTGGTATGGTGTTGACAGGTACGTCAAACCAACTTGTATTGTCATTTAAAACAGCATACCCACGCTCCACAATACCAACAACAGCAGCGTTTGTCGGATTAGTATTACTTGGAGAGTTTTGGCCGTATACTTCATAGCGGTATCTACCCGCCAAAGTTAACCCAACTGTTGTAATAGTTAGGTGTGTAATTCTTACCGATTCGCTAACAATGGTAGCAACCTGTGCAAGGTCATTCCCGGTAGTGCTATTCTCTTCGTGTGTGAGAATAATAAGATAGTTTGTGAATGCTGTGCTGTAGTACTGCCTTGCTTCGTCAAGTGATAGATACACTTGTTGATTCGCTGTATTTGTAGTTAGATATATCATGGGCCTCTTTAATTAAAAAAGGGCAAGTCAAATATAACCTGCCCTTTTCTCAATACAACAAGAACACAAACGGAAAACAATTCTTAGTAAGCAGGGCTTACAGTAATACCTGCGAAGTTATCGAAAGGTACTGATGTAAATGCTTCAAGGTGTGATGCAGGAACAAGGTTCTCCGCAATGGTTGTAACCTGATAACCCATCAAATCCGCTTTCTGTTGTCCTGATTGAACAGTACCAGCAGTAAGCTGCGAACCTTCAGTAGTTCCAATCAACAAGATTTGGTCATCATTCGTACGAACAAACACAATCATTTTCGCCTTTGCTACGTTCAAAAACTCGTTGCGCATGTCTTGGTTCAACTTACCAAAAGTCCATCCAACTTCCTGTGAAAAGTAAAGAGTACCTGTTTCCAAGTTCTTGTTTACTGTTTCAATGTAAGAACCGCTGTTGCGGAATGGCACATAGCGGTAAAGTGTCCAAGTAGGCAAGCCATCTACTTCACCTGTTACAGCATCGTAAGTAACGCCTGAAATAAATTCGGCACCTGTTACAGGATCAGTGTAGTTAGCAATCAAAATTTCTTTAACACCTCCGATACCTTCAAGGCATCCGAGAGTAAATCCTGTGGTTAATTCACAAGCCATGTTTTATATAGTTTTAAAAGGGGGTTGTTACACCCCCTTAGTTATTAATTATGCTCCCCAGTAGGTGATGTCTTCAGCTACTGCAATCTGCGCTCCGAGGTAGAAACGCGCACCGTAACGTACGTTCTGTGAACCGTCAAGGTTTTGCATATCCAAGATGAACACTTCGTTCATTTGGTTTTCTTGCCATGTTCCAAGCATCAAGTTTGACTTCTGTGAGAACACGATGTTATCAGCAGCCATACCTGGGCATACGTAGATTTCGTACATACCAACGAAACGCTTAGATACTTCAGGACCACCTGTCAAGTACCAACCGTTACCATCAGCAATCTGTGCTTGCATGTAAGCTTCCCAAGCAGCTTGACCCATGTAAAGTGCAGGCTTTTCAGCAGCACCTTTAACAGCAGCAGGAGCTGTGTTGATGATGTCCCAAATGGTAGCGATGATGTTAGTTGAATCCAAAGCACCTGAACCCGCAGATACAGCACCTGAACCACCCGCCTTAATCAAAGTCAAGAAACCATCGTATTGACCTGCAGTAGCGTTAACGCCATTCCACATGATAGATTCGTTAGCAGCAGCGATACCACCTGTCAAACGCTCAATGATAGCGTCTTGAATTTGGGTGTTCACACGGCCACTCATTACATCAGCAGTAGTCCAGTCTGTGAAGAAATCTTTCTTACAGATTTGACGCTGAACTTGGAATTCTTCCAAAGTCAAAATGCGCTCAGTCAAAGTGATAGTACCTGTTGGGGTAAAGTCACATGTACCGGCTGCAAATGATACGGTGTCATCAATTTTACGTACTACTGATTTGTAAGGTACGTTTGGCTTCATAGTCACGTACTGTGCAGATACGTTTGACAACAAAGCTTTAGCTACGATTTCACCAGCTAATTCACCTGCATAGGTGGTGGTGAGTGAAGTTGTTGTTGGCATTTTAAATAATAATTTATGAGGTGAATTAATTTACTTTTTTAGCACGGATTTGTTCCATGAAGTCGCTGAATGATGATCCATTTGAAGCAACAACAGGCTGTGCGTTTTTCTTAAACTCTTGTGATTTAACTGAAGGTACAGCAGGTGCTTTCTTTACAGATGCAAGTTCAGCCTTAACTGTTGCTACTT